AGATATTTTATCAAAGGCACTAGCAGTCTCCTTTGATGTTCATATTGGTCACGATTATATTGAAGACTATGAGAAGCGATACGATTTCTACCACACAATAGAAAAGAAGATTCCATTTGATTTGGAACCATTCAATCAAATTACAAATGGTGGAACTCCTGCTAAAACTCTTAATATTGTCATGGCAGGAACTGGTGTTGGTAAATCACTATTCCTGTGTCACCATGCTGCCAATTGTTTGAAGCAGAATCAAAATGTTCTTTACATTACATGTGAGATGGCAGAAGAAAGAATCGCTGAAAGAATTGATGCGAATCTTCTTGATGTTACTTTGGATAGTTTGAAAGAACTTCCAAAGACTGTGTATGAAAAGAAAATTAATAATTTGAGTGCTGGTGTTACGGGTAAACTTATCATTAAAGAATATCCAACTGCCACAGCAAATGTTAATCATTTTAGATTTTTGTTGGATGAGTTGTGGTTGAAGAGAAAATTTAAACCTGATGTAATCTTTATTGATTATTTAAACATTTGTGCTTCAGCAAGACTCAAAAACGGTAATAATATTAATTCTTATACTTACATCAAATCTATTGCCGAAGAACTTCGAGGATTGGCAGTAGAATATAATGTTCCTATATTCAGTGCTACTCAAACTACACGATCTGGATATTCAAATTCAGATGTTGGTCTTGAGGATACATCTGAATCCTTTGGTCTTCCTGCCACTGCTGACTTCATGTTTGCTCTTATTTCTACCGATGAACTAGCAGAGATGAATCAAATCATGGTGAAACAATTGAAGAATCGTTACAATGATACTGCTAGTAACAGAAAATTCTTGTTGGGAATTAACAGAGCGAAGATGAAAGTGTTTGATATTAAAACCACACAACCAACAAATTTGATAACCATATCTACAGTCCCACCTAAAGATAAAAAAACAAAGACTGATGATTGGAAGTTTTAATGTCTCTTTATCTTGATAAAAAGTATATCAATTTAGTTTCATCTTCACTTGAAAAATTCAAGTGGAAGAAAGGCAATTTGGCAAACTGCCGTTGTCCAATTTGTGGTGACTCTGAATTAAATAAGAACAAGGCAAGAGGGTATTTTTTCTCATCAGATAATACTTACTTTTTCAAGTGTCATAATTGTGGAGCATCTTATAACATTTATAAATTTCTTGAAATAATGTCTCCTCCATTGTTTCAGCAATATTGTTTGGAACAATTCAAAGATAAAAATCCACAAGAAGAAGTGATACCAAAAACAAATAACTCTTTTTCTTTTTCTGCTGATCCTCCATACGATAAAATTGAAGATCTACCAGAAAATCACGAAGCAAGAATATTTTTAGAAAAAAGAAAAATACCATACGAAAATAGAAAGATTGGATATACTGAATTGTTTGGACAATATGCCAAACAATTAAATTCAGATTATAATCTATTGAATGATAAAAGAATTATAATTCCAATATACGACGAACACAATAAACTTATAGGAGTTCAAGGAAGATCTCCTGGAAATGTTAAACCAAAATACATCACACTTAAGAGAAATGAAAATATAAAATTAACTTATGGTTTTGATAAGTTAAATAAGAGCAAGGGAATCTTTGTTGTAGAGGGTCCAATCGACAGTATGTTTCTCCCCAATGCCATCGCTACCTTGGGCGTAGGAAATTTTCTAGAGGTCAGGGAAAAATTACAGAATCAAGATCTTGTGTTTGTTTTGGATAATGAGCCTAGAAATAAAAATGTTGTGGATGTGGGAAAACAATTAATAGAGAAAAATGAAAAAATATGTATTTTTCCAAAAACTATAAAAGATAAAGATATAAATGATATGGTCTTGAATGGTCTAGATGTTGTGGATATAATAACCTCTAATACATTCAGTGGTGCTGCTGCTATGTTGGCATTTAATTCATGGAGAAAATGTTAATGAATATTTCAGAAGATGATTTTGCTGTTCTTACCGGAATTGTTGAATTCCATTTTAAATTTTCAGAATATGTTCGAGAACAAGATAAAGAATTGTTTTATCGTGCTGTGGATTATGCTAAAACATTTACAGAATCAGAAGGTATGAAATTTAATTATTGGCATGAAGATAACAAGAAATTTTTGGAAGAATTGTCTGAAATTATAATTAAAAAACAAATGTCTTATCAAAAATTCACTCAAATATTTGATGATGAATATGAAGCAGAAACTGAGTGGATTAAGAAAAAGAAAACAACCAAACAAGATCCTCTTGGAATGAAGTCGTATCTTGAAAACTTTGTAAAACATTCAAGAGAATTAGACTATGATTCATTTGATATGAATGACTGGGAAAATTATATTAAAATATGTAAGTGTGTAAAAGATAATCCAAAATTTATTGAGTTTGCTACAAATCAAATTAAAAGAGTTCTTGGAGAATCATCAGACTTTTTGAAGGAGTTTAAAAATGAAAACTGAAAGAATTACAATTCTTGATGCTGGTTTTGTTGAGTATGTTGACCACATGGGTACTGATTTGACTGTAGTCAATGCGGCAAGAGTTTCTTTCAATAAGGAAAGTGAATGGGATAATGGACATGTTCTTTCGGCAAAAGATTCTAAACTTGTAAAATATCTCGCAGATCATAATCATTGGACTCCATTCGCACATACATCTATTACTTTACGAATCAAAGCACCGATTTCAATTCGTACACAACTTTTTAAACATAAGGTTGGATTTACAGAGAACGAAATCTCTCGCAGATATGTTTCATATGAACCTGATCTTTATTATCCATTTTTTCGTGGTAAACCAACAAATGGAGCGAAGCAAGGATCAGAAGATTTTATTCAAGATCCAAAGGTAAAACTTACAATTGATAAGATCTATCGTGATTCTGCTGAGTCTGCGATTGAAGCATACAATAATTTGTTAGAAGCAGGAGTAGCACCCGAACAAGCAAGATTTGTTTTACCACAGGGAGTCTATACAGAGTGGTGGTGGACAGGATCTCTACCAGCATATGCTCGCGTTTACAAGCAAAGAATAGATCCACATGCACAATGGGAAGTTCAGGAATATGCAAAGGGTATTGGAAGTATAATTGAATCTTTGTTTCCTGAATCCTGGAGTGTTCTCACATCGAATACATAAGATACCGATTTAAAGGAGTTGTTATGAAAGAATTGCCGTCAGATTATCAAAAATTTATCCATACTTCACGATACGCAAGATGGATTGAGAAGGAAAAGCGTAGAGAATCTTGGGAAGAGACAGTCAAAAGATATTTTGATTTTTTTGAAGTTCAATTAAAGGAACAAAATAGTTACAATGTTTCTCCAGAACTTCGCTCTGAACTTGAAAACGCAGTTCTTAATCTAGAAATCATGCCAAGCATGAGAGCGTTGATGACATCAGGAGAAGCACTTCGTCGTGATAATACAGCAGGATATAATTGTTCGTATGTTGCGATAAATCGTGTACGAGCATTTGATGAAATCCTATACATTCTTATGTGTGGAACTGGTGTAGGATTCTCCGTGGAGAGACAATATGTTGAAAAACTTCCTACAATCGCTGAACATTTCAGTCCTAGCGATACCACGATCATTGTGGAAGATAGCAAGGCTGGTTGGGCTAAGGCTTATAAAGAACTTATCTCCCTTCTCATTGGAGGTCAAGTACCAAAATGGGATGTATCAAAAGTTCGTGCTGCTGGCGCGAGACTTAAAACCTTTGGAGGGAGAGCTTCAGGACCAAGACCTCTTGAAGATCTCTTCAAATTCACAGTTGACACTTTTAAGAGAGCAGCGGGGAGAAAACTCAACTCAATCGAATGTCACGATATCGTTTGTAAGATTGCGGAGATTGTCGTGGTTGGAGGAGTCCGTAGATCTGCTCTTATTAGCCTATCCAATCTCACAGATGAAAGGATGCGAGATGCCAAGTCTGGTGCTTGGTGGAACGAAAATCCACAAAGAGCACTCGCAAACAACTCGGTCGCGTATAAAGAGAAACCAGAAATAGGAGTGTTCATGGATGAGTGGGTTTCACTATATAAATCAAAAAGTGGAGAGCGTGGTATTTTTAATCGGGATGCTTGTCGCAAAACTGTATCGAAACTTGGAGAACGTCGTGACTCATCTTATGAGTTTGGTACAAACCCTTGCTCTGAGATTATTCTTCGTGATCGTGAATTTTGTAACCTCACTGAAGTTATAATTCGTCCAAACGATACTCAAGATTCGATTGCTCGTAAAGTTC